TTTCCTTTATAAGTTAAGAATGATTCATCAACACCATATTGAGTTGAAAATCCTAAATAAGATCTTCTAACTATATCTCCAGCAGATTCTGTTGTATTAGCAGCCCCACCAAATGGAGGATTTGTAATAGTTTCACCTGGATAAAAATATTTTGTTTTATATTGAATATACGGTGAAGGATATGAAGAAAGATTTTCATACTCTCTTTGAGTATAACCACGGAATCCACAAGGAATTGCGTCTATAGGAAATCCATCTGCTAATTCAACCATAATATATTTTGAAATTAAAGCGTATTCACCATTTGAAGTTCCGATTTTAACACCAATGAAGTTGTTAGAACCTGGATCCATATTACAATTAGTGAATTTTTCAATTACAAAAGGAGTTGCATCTGTGTCGTAGAAATTTCTAACCAACACATCAAATGACATATTATTAAATGAAAGATTTGCTATTGAAACCTTAGTTTCCATATTTGCAGCATCTCCATCAGAAATTGATATAAACTTAAATAAGTTATAAACTTTATTACCTCTTAATTCTGAAACCAAATATGGAGTTTCAGGTGATTGGTATCTTTCTAAACTATAAGCAATTGATGTATTAGATTCACTTCTAGCATCAGGAAGATCGATTAATGAACAATTTAATCCTTTAATATAACCTTTTTGATATGCTATGTTTAATGACGCTTGATAAGATTCTTCAACAAATACAGGAACTGTATATCTTGATTTACCAAAGTTATCAATACCAAATACTTTTGTGATATATTTTGAAGAAGACGCCAACAATGAAGTTTCAAATTGGAAGGTATTATTATCATTAGTTACACCTGATAATAAGAATGTACCATAAGGGTCTGTACTTACACCAGAATATGAACCATTACAAACCATTGTTAAACCTGTTGTTTCATAAATAGGTCCGTGATTTTCAGAATCAGCGTTATTTGTATAAAGAGAAATACCCCTTGAACGTAATGTAGCAACAACCATGTTGTTATATTCACTATATGCTGTTCCTGAGAAAGTATATATGGTACCTGATATTATTCCTGAATATGAATCGCCAGCTCCTGATACTACCGAACTAATAACATAATCGAAAGAATAACCCGAATAATTATCCGCAGAGTAGTTATCAAAATTTGCGTAATACCAAGGGTCATTTAAACCTGAGCTTAAATCATTATATTGAATATCTCCATCTCCTGGTACTCCATAAACATTATTTAAGTTAGGGTAACTACCTGTTAACGAAGACCAATCTGAAGTTGGTATTGAACCATAAATTACACATGTGTTACCTGAGGCACCTAAAGTGTCAGTAATACTACTAATGTAATAATTAAAATCATTCTCTAAAGTTGAAACACTCCCATCACTCAATCTATATTGACTAGTGTAACTGTCCTGCATTGTTGCAGGTAAAGTTGAAGTGTTCAATGTAACAGTATTTGCAGAATTACTACCTACAAAAGTAGCAGTGAATACAGTTCCAACAGAAGATGGATTAAATCCAATAGTTAAAGGGTCAACATTTGCAGTTACGCTGATTGTCCAAGAAGGACCCGCATCGTATCCTGATAATCCCAACACTCTCGTTACGAAAAGTTGGTTTGATTGTTGCAAATATGATTTAGCGATATAAGCCGCCTCATATTTTGGAATTTGTGTGTTCACAAATTTAACGGGTTCTGTTCCGCCAAAATAGGCTTGGAACTCATCGTAGTTAGTTATGAAAATTGGTTCAAAAGCTGGGCCTTTAATTGTTTCCCCAACTATTCCTAATGTCGTTACACCGACACTCTGAGCTACGAATGATAAGTCCGTTTCGGATGTGTATACTCCAGGTGATACGAATACTTTTTTGTTTGCTTGTGCTGTTGCCATTATTAATTAATTCTATTACAGATTTATTTTAATGATAAATATTCAAGACTAACACAAAAAACTTGACTTTTAGATATGTATTTGTAAACGGTATGAATTTTTTCTACCTTTTTTCATACTATGAAAACAAAGAAGGAAATAAAGAACATAAAGATTTCACCTGAATCACACAACATATTGAAAATATACTGTGATAAGAGGGGAATTAAAATTTATAAATTTCTTGAGAATTTAATTATAGAAAAGTGTAAAGAGAAGAAAGATATCTATGGTGAAGGTTAAACAAGTTTGTTTTCAAACTGAATTACTGACTGTAAAGTATTATCTGTCTTAGTAACCTCTACCCTTAAAACATCATTAGTTGTGATTTGTATCACGTTAACATCACTACCATAATAATTGTTATTAATGTAAACATCATAATTTTGAACATTATCAGTATCAACCAAATTCATATTCGCAGTAAAGTCAATTGTGTCAACTAATATGGTTACACCAGAAAGAAAAAGAAATTTAAAATCAAACTCATCAGGATTTTTTGGAAACTTATTTCTTTTTTTATTTGGAACTCTTGTATCAACCTCAAATAATTGTGTAACTCTTTGAATTGCTGGCTTGACTTGAAATTCTTCTTCATCAATCAAATAACCTAACATTGTAAAATCATAAGATTGAACATAATATTTCCTTGCCTCCATGGTCATTTGAGATTCGTCAGAAATATTATTCATAATAATTGGAACGTATTGTCCTTTAATGAAAGTGTATGCCTGTCTTGAAGAAAATTTTTGCATCACAATTTTATTCAATTGGTTAAGTTCTCTCATTCTATTACAAATAATCTTAACACTATAGTTGATATCAACAGGAACTGGTTGTGGTATTGTATAGATATCCATACCTTGTTCATTACCATTCCAAGTTGGAACTGAGGCATAATAGAATTGTTTTCTATTTGGTATTGTATATTGTAATGATGGATTGGTACCATACTTAACTTCAGGACTTCTAACAACTGTGATAAAAGGTGGGGATGGATTATAATCCAAATCAACAAACTTCCAAGTTTCTAAATATTGTGACCAGTTTTGTGTTGTAATTAAAATGTCCAACATTGGAACTATTTTTCCCGCAGTAATAACTTCAAGATCGGTCTTAACAAAATCTAACATACCCCTATCTAAATCTGCATGTAATACTGATTTTGGAAGATAAGTTCCATCTTTATTAATATACTCAAGAAGTTGTTCTCTTCTTTCGGAAAGAATTTTCTTTGGTACTAACGGTAATGTTTTTTTTATTTGTTTTGGAAATCCCATTATAATCCTCTAAATTCATTTTCACTTACCCAAGTTGCAACAATTGTCCTATAAAAAGGTTTGTAGCCGCCATAAGTGTGTTTATTATCTGACCTTACATATCCATCATCACTTACTGAATAATATCTAACTCGGTCTTCTGTTTCATAATATCCCAAATAATCACCCATAAATATTTCAACCCCCAAATCATCAAGTTGTTTTTGATATAACGAAAACTTCATATTACCAGGTTCTTGTTGTTCAACTTTTGAACTTCCTAAAAATTTGTTGGTTGGAGCCATAACTTGAACAAGACCTTTCAATTCAACAGGAGCCAAAAATTGTATACCATCTTCTAATACTTCACCATAAACATCATCTGTTTTTGTTTTATATCTATCAATTTGATATAATATAACTGTGAAATTCATATCCCCTTCGAGCCACTCTTGGCCCATGCCAGTATCTAAAGTAAAATCTTCTCCACCAAAGAATTTTCCTAAACGAGTTATAGGTACTAAATTTTCCATATTGATAAATACTCAAAAGATAACTATATTTAATTTAAAGATTTTTTTAATAGATGGAAATAAGTTTAGAGTCAAAAGCAATGTCCTTATTGGAAACATATAATGGCGCAAATAACTATTTGAACGAGATAAAAAGAAAATCTCAAATTAATAAAAGATTTTACCCAACAAGAAGTCAATCCGAATACATAATTGCCAATCATGATAAGATGCCAAAAGTTGCCAAGAAGTGGGTAATACTTGATGCATATTTTGCACAAAAACTTGCTGATGATAAACTGTTAACTGAAATCCCTGAAAAGATATGGGTTGAAAAATTATTGGCAGATAAAGAAAAGGCATACCATATTTGGGGTAAGATAACTGAAAAACAAGAACTTCACGATTTTTGGTTACCAAAAGCCGCAATTATAAAAGATAATACTGTTAAAAATGTTGTAATCGATTATGAAAAATATTCTCATCGTCCACCGTTATCTCACCAAAAAGAATCAATCCAAAAGTTGGTTGAAAATAAAAAGTTTATTTTGGCTGACGATATGGGACTTGGCAAAACTACTTCAACTATTATTGCCGCAATAGAATCCAACGCAAAAAAAGTTTTAATTATTTGTCCAGCGACACTTAAAATTAATTGGAAAAGAGAAATTGAAAATTACTCTGATAAATCCGTCTATATTGCCGAAGGAAAAAATTTCAACATTGAATCCGATTATGTTATCATAAATTACGATATAATAAAAAATTTCCATGACCCCAAGAAAAAAACTGACTCGCAAATTCTTAACTCCAATTTTGATTTGGTTATTGTTGATGAAGCACACTATATCAAAAATGCTTCCGCCCAAAGAACAAAATTAATAAATGATATAGTTAAAAGTGTTGAACGAATTTGGTTATTAACAGGAACACCAATGACTTCCCGTCCAATAGATTATTTTAATTTATTAAGTTTGGTTGATTCCCCTGTCGCCAAAAATTGGATGGCATACGCAATTAGATATTGCCAAGGTTATCAATTTAATGTTGGTGGAAGAAAAGTTTGGAATATAATGGGAGCATCCAATCTTGAAGAATTAAGAGATAGAACAGCGTCAACAATATTAAGAAGATTGAAAGAAGATGTTCTTGACCTACCAGATAAAATTATAACTCCAGTCTATCTTCGATTAAAATCTAATCTTTATGAGGAAGTAATGGGGGATTATTATAATTGGTATGAAAAAAATCCTGAAGAGTCCAAATCATTAACAGTTCAGTTTACCAAACTAACCAAGATAAGACAAATTATTGCAGATGAAAAAATTAGTCAGACAATTGAACTTGCGGAAAACATTATAGAACAAGGTAAGAAAGTTATTATCTTCTGTAATTTTACGGATTCACTAAATAAAATTTGTGAACATTTTGGAAAAATTGCAGTTAAAGTTGATGGGTCTATGCTCAAACCTAATAGACAACATAGTGTTGATGAATTCCAAGATAATGAAAAAATAAAAGTATTTGTTGGAAATATTAAAGCGGCAGGGGTTGGATTAACTTTAACAGCAGCTGAAGCAGTTATTATGAATGACCTATCATTTGTACCTTCAGACCACGCCCAAGCAGAAGACCGAGCTTATAGATACGGTCAAAAAAACAATGTATTAGTTTATTACCCCATATTCGAGAACACAATCGAA